AAGTGCTCCCGCGCGCGTGGCAGAAGACGCTCGGCGTGGTCTACGCGAAGGGGCTCACGGACACGGAGAAAAAGAACATCACGAAGCGCCGGGCGCAGCAACTCTTCCCGACGCTCACCATCACGCACGCAATCGCCGACGCGCTGCTGATGGCGGAATACTGTCGGCGTCTCCATCGAGGCAGTTATGGCAAAGAGCAAGAGCAAGGCGCGCGGGAAGTTGAAAGCCGCGAAGCCGCGAAAGTCGAACCGTGTCGCTGGACCGACGCGCGTCGCGAAGAGCGCCCGCTCGGGACGCAAGCGCGCGAGCGAGCAGACCTTCCCGGAGATCCCAGACCTGAAGGACGGCGTGCTGATGCGGCACGCGAAGACCTACGCCGACGAGATGTTCGCCTCCGAAGAAGCGCTGCAGGCCGCCACGGGTGAGAAGCAGGCGATCCGTTCGCGGATGGCGAAGCTCAACGCCACGCTGTTCGTGGGGCACGGCTACGAGTTCACGCGCGTGCCGGGAGAAGAGACGTTCAAGGCACGGAAGACCAAGCGCGGCGCGAAGCCGGCGGACACATCGGAGCCGGTCGACGAGCAGCCGGAAGTGCCCGTGCATGACTTCAGCACTGACAGCGAAGAGCACGTCGAGGAGATCCACTAAACCATGACGAAGCAGGAGGCGCTCGTTCGCATCCCTGGGGAGGGAAATTCACGCGATCTCTTCAACTCGCAGCCGCTCAAGTTCGCGGGCGGGTTCACCTTCCTCGCGGACGGCGTCGACATCAGAGGACGTCCGACGCTGTCACAGTGGACGAGCGCCTTCAGCTTCGCGACGGCGACGGAGGACGCGGCGCCGCTCTGGGTCGGCGATCTCTGGAACCATGCAGAGGACCGGCCGGAGTGGCGCAAGGAATTGCCGCAGGCGCTCGCGAACATCGGCCGGCGCATGGCGATGCAAACGATTTACAACCTGGGGAGCGTCGCCCGCAAAGTGAAGGGCAAGGCGCGGACGGTCGCGCCGAGTGTCGAGCACATGAAGGTCGTCGCGTCGCTGCCGGCTGATGAACAAGTTGAGATGCTGGAGCACGCGCGCGAGGGCGAATTAACGAAGCGCGAGTTGGCGCTCGAAGTGCGCGCGCATAAACGGCGCGGCATCATCGAAGGGCGCGCGGTTCTCGAAGGGATGTTCCGGGTCTGGTATATCGATTACCCGTGGAGCTACAACCAGCTCGGGGCGAAGGCGCACGATCACTATGGCGGGATGCCGGTCGAGGAGGGCCTGAAAATGGCCGACGTCGTCCGGGCGCACACCGCGCCGGACGCAGTCGCCTTCTTCTGGGTGACAGCTCCGTTCCTCTACTACGCGACGGACCCGTCGAAGGGACCGGACGCCTACCGGATCATGACCGCCTGGGGCTTCGAGCCGAAGACCGGCGGCGTGTGGGACAAGGTCGATCACGTCTTCGGGAACTACCTGAGCATCCGTCACGAGCATCTGATCATCGCGACGCGGGGCAACTGCACCCCGGACCGGCCGACGCCGATGATCGATAGCGTCTTCACGGAGCGGTCGCCGGAGGCGGAGCACAGCGAGAAGCCGCAGTCGGTCGGCGCGATGATCGAGCGCCTCTACGACGGGCCGTATGTCGAGATGTTCGCGCGCAAGCCGCGCGAGGGGTGGACGGTGTTTGGGAACGATGTGCGCCTCTGGGCGCAGGAAGCGATGGCGACAACGTGAACACGGAACACCAGCCGAATTATGACTGGCGACTGGTGCGCGTGTCGCATCCGGTCGATACCCAAGCCCCTCCTGGCGGTCACGGCTCATGGGTGGAAACGAATCACCCGGCCGTCGTGGCCTGCATGGGTTCCGTGCCGGAATGCGCGGCGAACGGTTGTCAGGCCCGCATCATTCGCGCGGCGCTCTCAGCGGACGTCCCCCACCCTCCGACAGGGGAGGAAAAAAAAGCTCCATCGAAACATCGCTGGCCCGGAGCCGTCGCCGGCGAATATGAGGAAGGCGTTGACGATTGGACGGACGGTATGGAGGGGTGGCAACCGATCGCGAGCGCACCGACCGATGGGACGCCAGTCAGGTTGAGGCGCGTGTTCAACGGCGCTGTGATCGCTGAAGGACGCGGATATTTCGGCGATGTGACGATTTACTACGCTGGTGGGCCGTGCGTCACCTTCGCCGGGCAGGACTACATCGAGCCATCAGAGCACGCGTATCGCGGCATGTGGGTGAACGAGGACGGGCGCCACCTCTTTCCGACGCCGACGCACTGGATGCCAATTCCACCGGCTTCAGCGGAGGTCGGCTCCCAGCCACCCGGCGAAGTCATTCACGGTCCTCTGCTTTGCGACTGCGAACGGCCGCCGCAGGAGGACCGCGCACGACTGCTAGAACTTGCGAGACATGCTGAGCATAGCGGCTCATCGAATATGACTGCTGAGGTCGCCGCTCTCATTTTGACATTGCTGACGGCGTCAGCGGAGGGATCGATCCCCTCGCCAACTACGAAGGAGAAGGCGTGAACAAGCACGAGGCTGATCGACTCATCGCGGTCATTCGTGAACTGGCGGAGGAGGACATCGCCCCGCTGAAGCTCACCGCGCCGCCGGCCGCGCCGAAGAATGGCCGCATCGTGCTCGACCCGAAGCCGGCGGCGCCTGTCTCAGATAAGGCGCTGGCCGCCGACATCGCGGGCGGGCACAGCATCCTCGGCCATTACCCGCCGGCCAGCATCACGGCCGAGCAGATGGAGAAGATGTATCAGCAGTTCAAGGCGCGCCTGCTCGACGAACTGCCGACCGATCCGGTTGCGCTCCAACTGTTGACGACGCGGCCGGAAATCGTGCTGGAGATCGAGCCCCGCGTTGTCACGCTCAATGGAGGGATGCTGAAGGGACGCGTCGCGCGTCTCATCGCCTCGGGCTGGTTCGCGTCCGTCCGCGCGACGTCGGCCTGTCGGCGCGAACTGGCGCGGACCGGCGCGGATCCTGGCGGCGGCGGAAACCTCAGCGCGATGCTTAGCGAGTTAAAACGCGAGGGCTTTCTGGTGGAGAGCGGCGGCAGCTGGGTCGCGGCGCCGAACATCAAGATTACGGAGAGGACGATCGAGGCGCACCATGCTGACCATTGATCCCGTCGTCGAAGGGATCGCTGAGATCTTCGTCGACGAGTTGATCCGCGAGCTGCCGGAGCTGGGGCTCGATCTCGCGGCCGGCCGGGATCCTGTCTCGCGAAAAATCTGGCGCAACCAGGTCATCAACCGCGCCGCGCACGCGATGCAGCAGGCGCTCGAGGATGAACTGGACGCCGTCCGAAGGGCTGTGATCAGTGGCGCACCTGGATAGCGGATGTTGCGTGATCTGCGGTCGCGGCAACCCTGCACGAGCGCGCATGTGGGCGGGCTGGCTGTTCGTGTCGATCGGTCGCTGGGCGGACTATCCGGTCTGCCTGCCATGTTTCCAGTGGGCGCGCCGACTGCTTAGCATCGGCGCCGGAGCGGGCATCAAATAGATTGCAGCGGAGTGCAGATCGGCTCTTGACATTGTTAGTCGGAAGTAGAGAATGAGAATCCTCAAGCCGCGACTCGCCCGGCAATGCCGCCGGGGAACGCGGGGACAAGGACAACCTTCCAATGAATACCGGACGAAGCCTCAATTCCCTCGCCGCTGAACTGACCCGCCAGTCTGAATCGAAAAAGGACTACATCGCCCCTCAGGGTAAGGTCGAAGCGGTCGTCGTCGCCAACGAGGCCGAGACGACGAGCGACGTTCACATCGGCGGATTCAATGGGGGCGCGATGCCGCTCACCAACTACGCGCACGGGCAGCTCTCGCAGCACCTCGGCATCCCGAAGGCTTACTACGACCGGATGCGCGAGCACGAATCAACGCTCCTGGCGGCGAACATCAACACCTGGCTCTCGGCGGACCCCAGCAACAAGCGGATGCTGCGCACGCTCGACGGCAAGGTCCGCGCGGTCCTGTCGCCGAAGTATCGGCCGCTCGACAATTTCGACCTGGCGAACGTGGTCCTGCCGACGCTCATCGAGAAGAAGATCGAAATCGTGAGCGCGGAACTGACCGAAACCCGGATGTATATCAAGGGCATCCTGCCGGCGCTCAGCGACGAACTGCCGCAGGGGCAGACCTGGGGCGTCGGCCACAACGCGGTTGATCGCGGCAAGCTCGTCGCGGCGATCGTCATCTCTAACTCGGACCTGGGCGCCGGCACGCTGCGCGTCGAGCCGAGCGTCTTCACGACCTTCTGCACGAACCTTGCGGTGCTCCAGAACGCGGGCAGGAAGAAGTATCACGTCGGCCGCGCGAACACGGCGGACGACGGCTACGAGGTCTTCCGCGACGTCACGCGGGAAGCCGACGATCGCGCTTTCTGGCTCAAGGTTGCCGACGTCACGATGGCGGCCTTCGAGGAAAAGTATTTCCGCGCGGCCATCGACCGCATCCGGCGCAGCGCGGCGACGGTGATCGAGGGTGAGGTCGTTCAGGTCGTCGACGCCGTGGTCGAGCAGCTCGCGCTTCCGCCGGCCCTGTCGGGCGGCATCCTCGACTACCTCGTCAAGGGTGGCGACCTGACGGCGTGGGGGATGTCGTCGGCCATCACGCGCGTGGCGGGCGATGCCACCGACTACGAGCTGGCGACCACGCTGGAGCGCGCGGGCGGCGCGGTCCTGGAACTGCCGACGCGGACCTGGGCGAAGGCCGCGTAGGCTGCACCGGCCGGACAGGAAGCGCCGGCCGGCACCGGAGAGGCGGCACAGCGACCGCCGTAGAACCGAAGGGGGAAGAGGGCCGGGACGTCCTAATTGGGCGCCCGGCCCTTCGTGTCTTCAGCGACCGAGCGGCAACGCCCGCAGCAGCTCCGCCACGTAGAGCACGAGGACGGCCGGCCACAGCGCCAGCTTCCCGACCGCGTGCGCGACCAGCAACCCCAGCCCGACCAGCACGAGCACAAGCAAGGCAGTCAGCATTTGCCGGCGACCCCTAACGCCGTGTTACCCTTCCGCCACCGTGAGCAAGCGCCGTTCCACGCGACCTACCGCCGGCGGTAAACGCTCGCGAAAGACTCCCAAGCCGACGACCCACGCCCTGACGCGAGTCGCACCCCCTCCGCCCGCTCCCCTCGTCCAGAAGACGCCGCCCCTCCCGGTGGACGACGAGCTGTTCCTCCAGTTCTATTTGACGAACGGCTTCAACGGGGCGGCAGCGTGGCGGGAGGTGCATCCCGACTCGAAGGCGCTGGGCGCGGCCGGGGTGAACGCCTGCCGCAAGCTAATGACGGCTAGCGTGCGGGCGCGATTACTGGAGCTGCTCGACGATGCCTTCTGGAAAGCGCGGCAGGTCAGCGCCGAAGAGGTGCTCGCGCGGGTCGGGATGGACGCGACGGCCAACGCGCGGCTGCTCGTGAACGAGGAGACGGGCGCGCCGCTCGGGCTGCACGAGTTGAGCGACGAGATCCTGAACAGCGTCGAGGCGGTCGAGTTCGAGGGCGACAAGCTGAAGAAGGTCAAGCTGGCGTCGAAGACGATCGCGCGGCGGGCCATCCTGGAGATCGCCGGCAAAGTGAAGGGCGCGGGCGGCGGCATGGACGAACTGGCGGCAGCGATGCGCGAGACGTTGGCGCGGAACGGGGTCGCGGAGTGATCGGCAGCGTCCGCTCGCTCGATGACATCCTGCACGAAGGCGAGTTCTGTCACTGGCCGCGCGCGCCGCTGTCTCCGATCAACCGGCGCCCTGGCAACACGACGCGGGCGACGAGCGACACGACGAAGGTCAACATGGGCCGGCGTCGGAACCCGACCTGCAACGCCTGGATGTGCTCGCGTCGCGTCGAGGCGAAGGGCGATGAGTTCTGCCGCGTCTGCCTGGCGGCGCGGACGGCGTCGGCGTGAGCGCGGACACGGTCTACGTCAACGACCAGATCATCCGCTGGCGCAAGGATGCCGTGTGCTACGTGCGCGAGGCGATCGGCGCGGAGCCGGACGCGAAGCAACGGCAAGCGCTCATCTACGTCAGCGACCCGACCACGCGGCGCCTCGCGCTCAAAGCCTGCAAGGGGCCGGGAAAGACGGCGGTGCTCGCCTGGATCATCCTGTGGTTCCTCACCTGCTTCCCAAACTCGAAGGTCGGCGCGACATCGATCACGGAAGGCAACATCGATGCGGGCCTCTGGCCGGAGCTGTTCAAGTGGCTCGATAAGTCGCCCGTGCTCTCGGCGATGTTCGTCTGGTCAAAGACGCACGTGCGCCGTCGAGGCACCGCCGGGGCGCAATGGTTCGCGGTCAAGCGGACGTGGCCGAAGAGCGGGAACGCGGACGAGCAGGCGAACGCGCTCGCCGGCCTCCACGCGGACGACATCATGTTCGTGTTGGACGAGAGCGGCGGGATCCCGCAAGGCGTGATGGTCACTGCCGAAGCGGTGTTCACGACGCACACCGACGCGATGATCGCGGCCGGGCACCGCGCGATCGTCGTCCAAGCCGGCAACCCGACGCACACCACCGGCCCGCTCTACCGCGCGTGCACGGCGGAGAAACATCTCTGGAAGGTCGTCACGATTACCGGCGACCCGGACGACCCGGAGCGCTCGGCGCGCATCAGCCTGACGCACGCGAAGGAGCAGATCGCCCTCTGGGGGCGGGACAACCCCTGGGTGATGGTGAACATCCTCGGCCAGTTCCCGCCGGCCAGCATCAACGCGCTGCTCGGGGTCGAGGAGGTCGAGGCGGCCATGCGTCGCCGCTACCGCCCCGCCGACTACCTGTTCGCGCAAAAGCGGATCGGGGTCGACGTCGCGCGGTTCGGCGACGACCGGACGGTGCTCTTCCCGCGACAGGGGCGGCAGGCGTTCCGGCCGGACGTCATGCGGCAGCAGAACACGATGCGTATTGCGGACCGCGTCAACCGTGCCGGCCAGTTATGGGAACCGGAGGTCGTCTTCGTCGACGACACGGGCCATTGGGGGCACGGGGTCATCGACAAGCTGCTCGACCCGCTCCCGGACGTGAAGCCGGTCCCGTGCGTGCCGGTCAACTACGCCTCGCGCTCGCCCGACAAGCGCTACAAGACGGTGCGCGATCTGATGTGGGTTGAGATGGCGAAGTGGGTCAAGGCCGGCGGCGCGCTGCCGAACATGCCGGAGCTGGTGCGCGAGCTGACGGAGATTACCTACACCTTTCAAGGCGGCCAGTTCGTCGTCGAGGACAAGAAGATGTTGAAGGCGCGCATCGGCGTCTCCCCGGACCTCGCGGACGCGCTCGCGGAGACGTTCCTGTTCCCGGAGATGCCGGCGCGCGTGTTCAACCTCGAAGACGAGTTCGGTCCGGGTGCCGGCTCCCCGGAGCTGATGGCGATGTTGGAGCGGCTCTGGCGGCCGGACGTGCGCGCGGAGTTCGACCCGTTCAAGCCGGGGCGGCACTTTGGCGACGACGACACGGGGAGCGCGGTTGGCGTGCTGGAACACGATTGGGATCCGTTCGCATGAAAAGTAAACCACTCCAGACGCACCGCATCTCGGCGGTCGCGCACGACGGCGACGATCAGACCTATCCGTTCGTGGTCCCGACCGTTGACTACGTCGACCCGCCGCGCGTCAGAATCTACGATGCAGCAAACGACGGTAGTTTTTGGCATCGAGGGATCGGATTTCTGAGTCGAATCAACGAGCCCTGAACAGTCGAGAGAAGCGGAAGGACGCAATCAGATGACGCAGCCCATTCAGACGAATCGAAAGCCGAGATGCTGGCACACGTGCCCGCACTGTGGCGCGGTCTGGGGGCATGTGCTGCAGTTCGTGCGCACGGCGTTCGGCCGCATCCGTGAACCGCGCGCGATCGAGCCCTGCCCACTTCCGCCGGTCTGCTCCTGCGGCGTGGACGGCTGTCCACCGCGATGACCCAGCCGGTGCGCCGGGCCACGCAGCAGGACGCCGGAGCGATCCTGGAGTTGAGCCGACGCTTTCTCGCCGGCAGTCCCTACGGCCATCTGCTCGCCTTCAATCCGGACGCGCTGGAGTCGCTGATCGCGTTCACCTTGGAGCGCGGCGCCGTGTTCCTGGCGGAGGTCGACGGCGCGCCCGTGGGTTTCCTCGCGGGGATGGTCGTCCACAACCCGATCAGCGGCGAACTGATGGCGGAAGAGTTCGCCTGGTGGGTCAATCCAGAACAGCGGGGCGGACGCCTCGCCTACTACATCTTGCGGTCCTTCGAGGAATGGGCTGGACAGATGGGATCGGTGTGTCTCAAAATGGTCGCGCCGGCCGGGTCTGACGTCGGCCGCTTCTACGCACGGCTCGGCTACACCCCGCTGGAAACCGCATTCATCAAAAGGTTGAGTCATGGCACGACGCAGCAGGAAGCCTCGGCTCGGCAGCGGCGCCCGATTCAAGTCCCTGAAGGCGAAGCTGGGTCGACGGAAGGGGATCCGTAACCCTGGCGCGCTGGCGGCCTACATCGGTCGACGCAAATACGGGAAGAAGAAATTCGCGATGCTCGGCAAACACGGGAAGCGGAGGAAGTAAGGATGGCCGCGTTCACCACGCTCGCGCTCCTCGGCCTCGCGGGCGCGGCCGGGCTCTTCGGCGGGAAGAAGCTGGCGCAGGCTGGGCAGCAGTCGATCGCCGCACCGGGGCCAACGACCGCCGCGCAGTCCACCCTCGCCGCGCCGACGCCCCCGCCGTTGCAAGCCGCGCAGTCGAGCGCGGGCGCCGCTGCCGGGCAGCAGGCTGCCGCGAAGCAGCGAGCACGGCTCGCGCCGGGCGCCGGCACCGGGCTCGCGCCGTCCGTCATCCGCGCGCCGCGTCCCGTCCTGGCGCCCAAGACCACGATCGCGGGCGGCTACTAGATGGCGATGCGCGCCGTCCAGATGGCGCTCGCTCGGCCGGCGACGGACCAGCGTCCGGCCTACACGAAGCGCACGCGCTACGAGCAGATGCGCACGACGCTGATGACGGAGCGCAGCTCGTTCGATGCGCACTGGAAAGAGTGCGCGGACTTCATCCGGCCGCGCCGCGCGAAGTTTCAGATCAGCGATAAGAACCGGGGCGACCGCCGGAACCAGAACATCATCGACTCGACGGCGACCTTCTCCTCGCGCACGCTGTCGAGCGGGTTGCACGCGGGGATGAGCAGCCCGGCGCGGCCGTGGTTCAAGAGCACGATCGCCGACCCGGACCTCGCGCGCTACAAGCCGGTGCAGTCCTACCTCGCGGAAGTGACCACGCGGATGCAGGCGTTCTATTCGATGGCGAACCTGTATCAGGCGTTGCCGGTCGTCTACGGCGACCTGGGCGACTTCGGCACCGGCGCGATGGCGGTGTTGCCGGACGCGAAAGACCTCTTCCGCGTGAAGGCGTATCCGATCGGCAGCTACGCGATCGGCCTCGACGCACGCGGCCGAGTGACGACCTTCCTCCGCGACTACTCGCTGAGCGTGATGCAGTTGATCGAGGAGTTCGGCATCCGCGACGGGTTTCAGGACATCGACTGGTCGAAGTTCTCCAGCTCCGTCAAGAACCTGTGGGACCGGGGGCAATACGAGGAGCAGATCCCCGTCACGTGGGTGGTGACGCCGAATGTCGATTACCAGGTCGGCAGCCCGCGCGCGCAGTTCATGAAGTGGACGTCCTGCTACTTCGAGCGCGGCCAGAACGGGAACACGTTCCTGCGAGAGAGCGGCTACAAGACCTTCCCGATCATGGTGCCGCGCTGGGACGTGACGGACGAGGACAACTATGGGACGGACTGGCCGGCCTCGATCGCCCTTGGCGACATCAAGGGGCTGCAGACGATGCACCGCGAGAAGGCCAAGGCGATCGTCAAGCAAGTCACGCCGCCGATGGTCGGCTCCTGGGAGCTGAAGACGCAGAAGACCAGCGTCCTGCCCGGCGAAGTGACGTACACGCGCGACCCGCAGCACGGCTTCCGCGCGGCATATCAGGTCAACCTCGACATCGGCGACCTGCGCGCGGACATCGGCGAAGTGCAGCAGCGGATCCAGCGCGCCTATTTCGAGGATCTCTTCCTGATGCTGGCGCGCACGGACGCGATGGAGAACGACCCGGCGAAGACGGCGACGGAGATCGCGGAGCGCAAGGAGGAGAAGATGCTCGCGCTCGGGCCGGTGCTGGAGCGCAGCAACGACGAGCTGTTCGATCCGCTCTACGATCGCGTCTTCGAGATGGCCGACGAGGCCGGACTGCTTCCCGATCCGCCGGATGAACTACAGGGCGTCGAGATCAAGCCGGAGAACACGAGCATCCTGGCGCAAGCGCAGAAGCTCGTGGGCGTCAACGCCGCTGATCGCCTTGTCACGACGGTCGCGTCGATGGTGCAGGTCTGGCCGGAGGCGCGGCACAAGGTCAACGCGATGCGTGTCGTCGACGACTACGGCGACATGTATGGCACGGACCCCGACGCGCTCCGCACCGACGACGAGGCGCAGGCGCTCGCCGACGCGGAAGCGAAGCAGGCGGCGGCGGCCCAGGCGGCCGAGAGCGCCCCGAAGGTCGCGAGCGCGGCGCAGATGGCGAGCCAGACGCCGCTCGCGACGGGCGGCACCGTGCTTGACCAGCTCACCGGCGGCGGAGCGCCGACGTAATGGCCGACCGCGATCTGGTCCGCAACGCCGGCAGCGAGCGACAGGTGCGTCGCGCCATGCGCAAGGAGCGCGAGATCGAGTCGCGGCTGAAGGAGTCGCTGCGGCGCGTGCTCGGCACGGAAGAGGGTCGGGCGTTCGTCTACGAGTTGCTCCGCGAGGCGCGTGTCTACGGCTCGGTCTGGCACGATCACGGCTCACGGATGGCCTACAACGTGGGGCAGCAGGACTTCGGCCATCAGATCCTGGCGCACGCGCTCGATGTCGACGAAGGGCTCGTAACGCTGATGGAACGCGAAGGGCGCGCGTGGCAGCTCCGCGAGGAGCGCACGGCGCCGCCGGCAACCGACGACACTGACGAGGAGACACGAGGATGAAGAAAGTCACTTTCGCGGGCGGCCTTATCTCCGCACCCGCGAGCCAGATCATCGACGAGAACTATCGGCCCTGGCGCATCGGCATCGCGGGTGTTCGCTTCCAGAGCGGCGGCGATGGGAAGGGCGACGGGAAGGGCGACGCGGGAGCCGGCGACGGCAAGGGCGACACCACGCTCGCAGGCGGAGCCGGCGACGGGAAGGGCGACGCGGGTGCAGGCAAAGGCGACGGCAAAGGCGACGGCAAGGGTGCCGGCGAGGGGAAGGGCAAGGGCGACGGGAAGGGCGACGGCAAAGGCGCGGGCGACGGGAAGGGCAGCAACGATGGAACGGGCAAGGCGGGCGACGAAGGTCAGCCCAAGGCCCCGGACAAATACGAGCTGAAGGTTCCCACAGGCGCGCAACTCGGAGACGCGGACCTGAAATACATCGAGGAGATCGCGCGGAAAAACGATTGGACGAACGACGAAGCCCAGGCGGAACTGGACGCCCAGATCGACTTGGAACAGTCGCGCGTCGCAGAGCGCACCGCGCGGTATCTCATCGAGACGAAGGGCGATGCTGACTTCGGCGGCGCCAAGCTGGACGAGACGACCCAGCTCGCGCGCAAGGCGGTCAACACGATTTTCCCGGAGGGTCATCGACTCCGCGAGGCGTTTCTTCAGGACCTCAACGGTTCTGGCATCGGAAACAAGCTGACGGTCGTCGCGTTTCTCGCGACGGTCGGCAAGCACTTCAGCGAGGACGTCGGCACGGGCGGGCGCGCGGAAAGCGAGAAGCCGCAGAAGAAGGCGGACGCGGATGTGCTCTTTCCCTCATCGGCGGCCAAAGCGTAACCGGAGGCTCACATGGTTCGTAAACTGCTCGCGGTCGCGATCCTCATCGCGGCCTTTTCCCCTAACCTGCACGCGGCGGCACTGGCCGCGCACGGGTTCACGTCCCCGGCGCATCCGTGGATCACGGCGCTGCTGGCCGGCGGCGGGCTGTTCGCAGCCGGCGCCGTGCTCGACGCCACGATGATGACGTTGGTCGACTACGCGAAGCTGCTCGACCCGAACGATCAGATCGCACGCATCATCAACCTGCTCGCGCAGAAGAACGAAATGCTCATGGACATGCCATTCATGGAGGGCAATCTCATCACCGGCCATCGCACGACGGTGCTGACCGGGCTGCCGGCGGTCTACTTCCGCTTGATCAACCAGGCGATCCCGTCGTCGAAGGAAACGACCGCCCAGATCACGGAGCAGACCGGGATGCTCGAAGCCTACAGCGAGGTCGACGTCAAGCTGGCGAACCTCGGCGGCAACGCGGGCGCCGTGCGGCTGTCGAAGGCGAAGGCGTTCCTCGAAGCGATGTCGCAGGAGATGCAGTCGACGGTCATCTACGGCAGCGCGGCGGCGCCGGAGGAGTTCATCGGCCTGGCGCCGCGCTACTCCGACACGACGGCCGGCAACGGGGACAACATCCTGCTGGCGGGCGGCACGGGGTCGACCGACAACACGAGCATCTGGCTGGTCGAGTGGGGCGATGACCAGATCGCCGGCATCTACCCGAAGGGGTCGAAGGCCGGGCTCGCGCACGAGGACCTCGGCATCGAGACGAAGCAGACGACCGCCGGCTTGATGCGCGTCTACCGCGACCACTGGATGTGGGACGCGGGCATCGCGCTGATGGACTGGCGCTACGCCGGCCGCATCGCGAACATCGACGTCTCGAACCTGTCGAGCGCGTCGGACGCGGCGGACCTCTTCTACTTCATGGCGGACCTGGAGGAGCGGCTCCAGCAGGGGACCGGCCGGCGCGCGTTCTACATGAACCGCACGGTGCGCCGGTTCCTGCGCCATCAGGCGAAGACGGCGGTCGGCAGCGGCGGCGGTGTGACGTTCGAGAACGTCGCGGGCCGGACGCAGGCGATGTTCGGCGACACGCCGGTGCGGCTCGTCGATGCGATCCTCAACACGGAGGACGTCGTCGCGTAGGCGACACCCCTGACAGGTGATCGGTAGTTTCTGCGGGAGCGTCTTCCTGGCGCTCCCGCGTTCCAGTCTTCACTCAAGGAGAGACGTCCATGATCCTCGACAAACTCGCTCGACTCGACGCCGGAGCGCCGCAGGACTTCAGCGGAGCCGGCGCAGTCAGCACGGACAGCTACGACCTGGGAGCGGTCAATCAGCGCACCGGCTCCGGCGAGGCGATGTCGATCGTCTTCGTCGTCACGACGGCTGCGGCCGGCGATTCCGGCTCCTTCACCGACACCTTCGACTTCAGCGTGGTCGAAGACAGCGCGAGCGCGCTCTCTGGGGCCGTCGCGATCGAGACGCGGCGCGTGCCCGGCGCCGAGTTGGTGGTCGGCAAGGTCATCGCCGTGGCGATCCCCCCCGGCAAGCCGACAAAGCGTTACCTCGGAGGCAAGGTCGCGGTCGGCAGTGGCGACACGGTGAGCTGCGAGATCTTCATCGTGCCGGCGATCTATCTGCAGGACTACTTCGCGACCGCCAAGAGCTACGCCGTCTAATCAACGCGAGCGGATGGGCGCGATCCACGGGTTCGGATCGCGCCCATCCGCCACGAACATCGCTGTGAAGACCGTCATCATCCACGGCAAGAAGATCTCGGAGCGCTCGCCGCGCTTCGGTCGAGAGAACTGCGGGCTGTGGGGCGTCACGCGCGCGAACATCCGCTTCTGGCATGGCCGTCTACATGACTGGACGGAATGGTGCGACGTCCATCCCCTCGTCGCGACAGATCGGTTCCCCGGCATTCCTCAACGGCGCCCCGATGCGTGGCGCTGGTATCTCGCGCAGGACGGCACGCGCCCCATCTACCTGCAGGACCCAGAGGCGCATCGACCCGCGAACCGCGACGAAGCGCGCCGGCTGTTCAGGATGGTCCCTGGCGCGGTCGCATTCCCGATCCGCGAGATCCAAGCTGCGGCGCCGGTCAACGGCCATCCGAATCGATGGTTTGTCGAGCAGGCCGGGATGATGATCGCGAAGGCGGTGCTGCTCGACGGCTTCGAGCGCATCATCCTCAACGGCATCGGCTGCATGACGACGCTGGAGTTCGAGCGCGCGCACCGCTCGATCCTTTACTGGATCGCGTTCGCGCGTGGGCGCGGCGTGCAGGTCGAAATTGAGGGGCCAAGCATCTTCCACATGCCCGATCGCCTCTACGCCTACGAGAAGTTCAACTACGAAGAACTGGACGCCGCGCGGAAGGAAATACGCGAGCAGCCGCTTCGCGATAACTTCCTCGCGCTCGACGCGATCAACCAGCGCGAGCAGCGACGCGGTCGACCGATCCGGCATCGACTACCGGCCGGGCTGCAGGATCTCCGATGATGCTGCAAGGCCGGCACTGTGTCGTCGTCGGCAGCGCTCCGCTGCAGACGCGCGTCACCGTCAACGCCACAGACTACGTGGTCGCGGTCAACGGCGGGATCGCGTCCTGCCCGATCGTCGACGCCTGGGTGTTGAACGCACGGAGCCAACAGGACGCGGCGACCTGCGGGAGCAAGGCGTGGTTGCACCGCGCGATGCTGGAGCAGGGACGCGGCCGGCGCGTCGAGATGCTAGTGCTCGCCTCGAAGGGCGCTGGCGCGGTCTTCACGGCGCAGCACCGACTGTCCGGGCTGCGCGTCAGCGCACGGCGCGTGCGGGCGATCGAGAACGACGAGCGCCGCGAGATGGAGACGCAGGCCGGCGCGCGAGACGGGTCAATGAAGGAGCACGCGCTCAGTCTCGGCCTGTTCGCGGCGTGCTGGTGCTTCCTGGAAGGCGCGGAGACGGTGCGCCTCGAAGGCTTCTCCTGGGCGGGCGGCTACGCGTATCTGCCTGACACGCCGATCCCCGTGCGGGGACACGCAGCCGGAGATAAGCAGGCGCTCGGCCGGCTGGCCGCGCGGTATCCTGAGCGCCTCATTCACCAACTTACAAAGGAGCCAGCGATGGCGAAACCTACAAGCCGACCGCTGCGTGACGCAGCGGCGAACGTGCGGAAGCAGGTCGCGAAGAACGCGACGACCCCGGCCGCCGAACGCGCGAAGAAAGTGAAACAGGACAAGGACGCGAAGGCGGCGGCGGCGGCGGCGCCGCGTCGACGTGCCCGGATGGTCCGCGCGACGGCGATGACCTTCTACGCGCTGAAGCGCCGCAAGCCGGGCGAAGTCTTCCCGCTCCGCGATCCGGCTGATTTCCGGGAGAGCTGCATGGAGGATGTCGCCCCAGGCACGGCGCCCACGCCGGCCGCTCCTGGCCGTCCTAGCGGCGCGCCGCCGCCCCTCGCGCCGAACGGCGCGGATGTGGTCGACGGCGAGCAGGACGACAAAGGCGATAACCCGCTCGGCGTGTAACGCGACAGGAGTAGAGGCGCGCGATGGCGAAAACGCAGTATCTCACCTACTACGTGCATCTGGACGACGAGGACGCGGTCAACGCGCTCAACGCCGCGCATCCGGATGGCGTCAATCGCGCGCCCTACAACCCGGTCGGACCCAGCGGCATGGCCGTCGAAGCGGCGATCGCGGCCGGCTTGTATCCCCCGACCGTGCTCGACGTGCTCGACGTCGGCGACGCGTTCACGACGAACTCGCTGACATCGGAATGGTTCACGACGTCCAGCACGTTTCCGAAGGACGTCGCCGTCTTCACGATTTCGAGCGGCTGGTGGATCTTCGGCAGCTCCACGAAGTTCTACTGGATCGCGAAGTTCGTCTACTCGCCTGCGCCTGATGGCGCCCCGGCTGACGTGGGTGACGACAGCACGACTCCGGCGCCGATGCCGGTGCGTTACTTCGTCGACGGGTTCGAGATTCTGACGGACGGCGAGGGATCGGTCAACGCCTCCAGCGGGCGCTCCCGCGCCGGTTCGACGACGAAGGAGGGATGCGGGTTTCTCTACGCGAACGCTTCGGGCGCGGCGCTAACGCGCTTCCATCAGTTTCCCTCGTCGCCCGCGCGGAAATTCGTCTGGAACCGCGTCTATGTGGTCGCGAAGCGGTTCGGGAGCGTCTCGACGGAGATCATGCGGATCACCAACGCCGCAACCTCCTCATCCGGACACCGTCTGCACGTCACCGCAGACGGCAAGATCGCGATGTATACGTCGGACGGGACGACGGTGTCGCTCGTCTCCGTGACGGACGGGCAGCTCGTGATCGGGCAGCGGCATCGCCTGGACGTGATGACGTTCATCGGCGACAACAATGCGACCAGCCCAGCGAGCCCGGCGGTCGTCGCTATCACCTACATCTGGCTCGACGGCGTTCTTGTCGGGAATTGCGTGACGCTGCCCGGTGGCACGGCCGCCAACGGTCGCGTCACCGACATCAGCCTCGGGTCGTCCGTGGCGACAAACTCAGGGATCGAGATCGCCTTCGACGACTGGCGTTGCACGGATGTTCCTGACGACAAGAAGATCATCGCGCTCGATGGCGTTGTGCCGGACGTCAGTTTCGGCAGCGTGTATCCCGGCCTCACGTATCCAGACATCACGGCCGGCGATCTGTTCACGCTCGATCTGTCGAGCGTGCGGCCGGCCGGCGTCGAACTCCCAGACGTCGGCTATGAGGTCTTCAAGGCGCTCAACACGCTGGCGGGAGGGACGCCCCACTATCCGCGCGATCCCGTCACGGGCGCGATGGACACCGTCAACTGGATTCGTCTCACCGATTCAGTGGACTACCTGCAGGGGTCGCGCGTCGTCCTGCTGAACAACGTGAGCGGCGACCTGGGCGCCTACACGCCGGCCGACTACCGGATCGTCGGCTGCCCGCAGACAAAACTCTCAAGCTCCAACGGCCTCGTCTCGACCACGAGCGGCGACATCCTAAAGATCGTGACGGACGCGGTGCGGCGGTTGAACAACGTACGCGGCGCGCAAGGCTGGGGCGCGGTGAACATCGGGCTGCTCTCGGCCAAGCAGTCGACGAAAGCGGACGGGTCCATCGGCTACAAGATCGGCAGTGAGTCGGCCGTCTACACCGCCATCAGCAGCGAGTCGACCTCTGGCGCGTGGACGAACGTGCTGTATCAGCCGACGCTCCCGCAGGCGCCGGAGGCGTTCACCGACGTCGAGGCGCACTATGAGAAGGGTGCGGACACCGGCAGCTCGCACGTCCGAGCGCTGCTGGCGACGGTCGACGTGATCGGCATCTTCGATGCGTGCGACATCCCGCCCGATTCGGGGCTGACGGCGCCCCCGACGCCGCGCGGATTGCACAACGCGCCCTATTACGACACGGCTTGGTTTCGCAGTCCCGATCGGCCGTTGGCGCCGCTGGTCATCAAGGCGGGGACCTACACCGGCAACGGCACCGGCCAAGACCTGACCTTCCCGGCGCCGGTGCACTTGCTGCTGATCCGTCCGACCTCTGGCGACGCGGGCGGCGCGCGCTTCTTCTCGTCTGGCGTGAACATCATGCGCTCGAACGAGCTGGGCGGGGCGTTCGACTTCGGCATCGCGTATCCGCGTCTCGATCCGAGTTTCACCCCAGGCGACCCCGCGGACGACCAGCAGCAGCAGTTCATCTTCCCGATTGCTGGCATCGACACGCAGCTCAACGCGAACACCGTCGTCTACGAATACATCGCCGTGATGGACCCCGGAAACCGGTTCCTGCTGTGCGGGGCTGGCTACCATCAGGCGTATACCGGCTTCGCGAGCATCGTCGAAGCCCTGGAAGACCCGGACTTCCTGCCACTCTTCGGGATCTTCTGGCGACAGGACATCTCGACGACGAGCACGGACGAGTTGTGGATCAAGGGACCGGGACACGCGACGGCCTCGGCGCAGAAGAGCAGCGGCACGAGCGTCGTCGCGTCGGCGATCACCTTCAACGAAGGCAGCCTCACGCTCGGGACCGGGTTCGTGGACTCGACGCAACGAGAGGGCACGATCTACGCGCTCATGCGCCGCGATGACGGCAGCGGCGATCCGGCGGTCGCGAAAGTCTTCGCGATGGGGTCCTACGTCGGGGATGGCGCATCGAGCCGGACGATCACGCTTGCGCCGTCGAGCGGGCTGCGTCCGCTCTACGCGATCGTCAAGCCGGATAACGCGGTGGCGATCCACCGCGACCCCTCGCACACCGGCACGACGTCGTCGGACACGATCGGCACGTCAAACGCGTCGACGGGCATCACGGCCGGCGCGATCGACGGGTTCTCCGTGGGGTCCGTGCTCAACTCCAGCGGGCACACCTACAACTACTTCGTGATCCTCGGCGACTCGGCGGCCGGGAACGGCGGCTGGTCCGGCAACGGCACCTTCACGCCGATCGCGACCAGCGGCCCCGCGACGCCGCACCTCACTGACGACAGCGCCACGACGACCGTCAACACAGCCGTCACGATCGACGTCCTGAGCAACGACATCGGCGACGGCCTCTCGCTCGACAGCGTCGGCGCGCCTGCGCACGGCGCGGCGGTCGCGAATTTCGACGGGTCGATCACCTACACGCCAGACACGGACTTCGTCGGCACGGACACGTTCACTTACGCGGCGAAGTTCACCGGGCAGTCGGAGACGGCGGACGCCACTGTGACGGTGACAGTGACGACCGGCGGCTCCGGTGGCGGCGGCACCGGCGGCCCTGGCGGCGGCGGCGCGATCGGCTGCGCGGCAGCGTCCACGATCGTCTGCAACATCGCGCTCTCGCGCCTGGGGGTCAACCGGCAACTCACCGACGTCACGACGGACACGACGATCGAGGCGACGCTGGCGCGACTGCACTACGCGGCGGATGGCGACACGGTGCTCGCTGCGTTCCCGTGGGAGTTCGCCCGGCGCTACGTCGCGCTGGCGGTCGTCGACGGCACGCTGAGCGATCCGGTGAACCCGGACTGGACCTTCAGCTACCGGCGCCCGACCGATTGCGTGTTCGAGCGGCGCATCGTCGGGGACCGGGGCACGGCGATCAACCCGACCCCGCCGCCGTTCGCGTTGAGCGGCGACACAGACGGCGAACTAATCCTGACGAACGTCGATGCAGCCGTGCTCGAATACACCGCCCGGCCGGTCTGCCCCGCGTCCGCTGGCGACCCGTTGTTCATCGAAGCCTTCGCCTGGAAATTGGCGGCGAGTCTCGCGCCCGCGTTGACGCGCATCCCGAACAAGGCGGAGGAGTGCTTGCAGGCGTTCCAGACGACCGTCGCGCGGGCCTACGACGTGCAGCGTCCGGGCAACCCTGGACCGCCGGCAGCGGCGGCAACGATCGACACGGCGAGCGCGGCGACGGCCGCGAATCTCGCCGTCGTCAACCGCGCGCTCATCCGCATCGGCGCCCGCACGATCGGCGCGCTGACAGACCAGAGTCGCGAAGCCGTCTCGGCGCGGCTCATCTTCGAGGACGAGCTACAGGCAACGCTCCGCGACTTCCCCTGGGCGTTCGCTACGCGGTATGAGGAGCTGGCGGCGGTCGCGGGGCCGGTGACGTGGGATGACCCGCTCGTGCAGACGTGGGACATCGCGCGGACCTACGAAGAGGACGACGTCGTCTCGCGCGCGAGCGTGGTCTACTACGCGGTGCAGACGACCATTGGCGACGACCCGACGACTGACGACGGCACGAACTGGACGACGGACGAGCCGGTGCACGCGAACGCCGATTGGTTTCACGCGTACCGCACGCCGGCCGATCTCCTCTCAGCGCGGCGGCTGGTGAAGGAGCTGACGCGGCGGGTCTATGACGACTGCCCGTTCCCGTTCAAGGTCGGCACCGATGAGGGCGGCGAACTGCTCTACACCGACGCCGAGCAGGCGATCCTGGAATACACCTCGCGCATCGACGGGGCGGTGTTGCGCGGCGACGCACTCTTCAAGGATGCGTTCGCGTGGCGCCTCGCGTCGAGCCTGGCTCCGTCGCTTGCGCAGGTCGATCCGGCGGAGGTCGAGCAGCTCGGGCGCGGAACCGACGCGACGGCCGCATCGACGAAGGCGCCGGCCTCGAAGGCGAACCTGGCGGCCATGCGGCAACAGGTCGCGTCCCGCGCGCTGCAGATGTATCTCGGTATCGTGGAGCGCGCGAAGGACGCAAACGCCAACGAGGGGCAGGACGAGAAGACCGGCGATGCGCCGTGGATCGAGTCGCGCGGCGTCGGCCGCCGGAACACGCGCCGGCAGACGCGCGCGCCCTGGGATAACTAGATGCCGGCCCCCACGTCCGTCATCCAGCGATCGTTTGCCGGCGGCGAGTTGGCCCCGGCGCTGCACGCGCGCGCCGATCTGGCCCGCTACATCACGGGCGCGCGGACCATTAAAAACTTCCTCGTGCGACGCGAAGGCGGCGTTAGCAACCGCGCCGGCTTCCGCTGGGTGGACGAAGTGAAGGACTCGTCGAGCGAGGTCATCCTGATGCGCTACGTCGGCGCGGACCTCGGCGACAGCGTGCTGATCGAGATGGGCAACGGCTATTTCCGCTTCTACCAGAACGGCGACGCGCTGACGCTCGCGGCCGTGGATGCCTGGGACAGCGGCACCGCCTACGTCCCTGGCGACATCGTCGTCGACACGGCGGTGAACTACTACTGCATCCTCGCGAACACGAATGAGGAGCCGCCGAACGCGACGTACTGGTATGCGATGCCCGGCGCGATTCTCGAAATCCCGCACGGCTTCGGCGCCCATAAGCCGAGTTGGGACCAGCAGGGGACGCGGCTCGCGCTGACGCACGGCGACGTGCACCCGGCCGATCTAATCTTCGAGGGGCTGACGCGCTGGGTGCTGCGCGACGTCAGCACGGCTCCGTGGACGACGCCACCCACGACCCTCGCCTGGACGCCTGGGACGCCTGGACCCAGCGGCGGCCACACCTACGCCTACGTGGTGACAGCGGCGCGGGCCGAGACGTACGAAGAGACAGAGGCGTCGACGGCGGTGATTGAGGCGGGCGTCGGGGAGCCGACGACGCTGTTGCCGAACGCGCTGACATGGGACGCCACGGACGGCGCCGCTGAGTATTACGTCTACTGCGACCCCTACGCGAACGGCGTCTATGGCTACATCGGCACGGCGGCGACGAACGCGTTCAACGACACCGGGTTCGTTCCTGACTTCAACGTCACGCCGCCGATCGCGCGGGTGCTCTTCAACGCGACTGACGAATATCCGAACTGCGCTGGCACCTTCGAGCAGCGGCGCGTGTTCGCGAACACGGCCAACACGCCGGACCAGGTTGACCTGTCGCGCACCGGGTTCGAGGACAACTTCGGCATCGCGTCTCCGCTGCAGGACGACGATGCGATCCGGTTCCGTCTCGCCGGCAGCAGTTCGCATCCCGTGCACTGGATCGTCGGCCTGGACACGTTAATGCTCGGCACGAGCACCGGCGTGTGGCGTGTCTCCGGCGGAGGCGGCACAGCGCTGACCGTCGCCGGAGCGATCACGCCGTCGTCGATCGATGCGAAGCAGGACGTCTTCAACGGAACGTCTGACAAGAAACCGACCGTAGTGGGGCGCCGTGTCGTCTACATCGGCGCGCGGCAGCGGCTCGTGCGCGAGGCGCACTTCGACATCCAAGCGGGCGGGCTCGACGGACGTGATCTGACCGTCTACGCGACGCACTTGTTCGAGCCGTCCACGCTCTACCACATCGACTATGCAGAATCCCCGCAGGGCATCGTCTGGACGATCCGCAACGACGGCGCGCTGCTCGGCATGACCTACCTGCCGGAAGAGGACGTCTTCGCCTGGCACCAGCACGCGACGCAGAACGGGCTCTTCGAGGAGCTGTGTGTCATCCCGGAGGCGGACGAGGACGTGCTCTATGTCGTCGTCAAACGGACGATCAACAGCCAGACGAAGCGTTACATCGAGCGGCTGGAGACGCGGAACATCACCGACGACAACCTGGCTGAAAAGTGCTTTTTCGTTGACGCGGGCATCAGTTACTCAGGCGCGCCAGCGAACAACTTCACCGGACTCACGCACCTCGAAGGGCAGGTTGTCGCGGTCGTCGGCGATGGTACGGTCGTCTTCAACGGCGACCCATCCGCCGCGAACGCGGCAGACTTCACGATCGTCGGCGGCGAGTTGACCTTGGCGGCTGACTACAGCGACGTGCACATCGGCATCCCGATCCGCTACGCCGACCTGGAGACGCTCGACCTCGACGTCAACGGCTCGGAGATCAGGGATCATAAGAAGCGCGTCGGCTCGGTGACGCTGCTGCTTGACAAGAGCGCGCGAGGGTTCGTGGCCGGGGACGACGCGGACCATCTGAGCGCCGACGTCGCGCAGTCCTGGGACGACGCCAGCGGCGCGCTTTTCAGCGGACAGGTCGAAGTGCCCCTCGACGCAAACTTCAATCCTTACGGGCGTCTGCTCGTGCGGCAGGTCGACCCGCTGCCGATCACAATCCTGGGCATTGTGCCGAACGTCGAGGTCGGAGGTTAAGATGGCCGCGTTCACCACGCTCGCGCTCCTCGGCCTCGCAGCGGCATCAACGGCCTCGTCGGCTGTAGCAGAGGTCAAGGCCGGCAAGGCGGCGAAGAAGGCCGGGCAGCAGGAACAGGCAGCGAGCGAGGACCAGGCGCAGGTCGATGACTACAACGCGAGCGTCGCGGACCTGCAGGCGACGGATGCGACCCAGGTCGGCGCGGAGCAGGAGAGCCAATATCGCGCGAGCGTTCGGTCGACGCTCGGCTCGAACCGGGCGAAGGGCGGCGCCTCTGGAGTGGACGTGAACTTCGGATCGGCGGTGGATACGCAGGGCGACATCGCGAATCTGGGAGAACAGGACGCGCTGCAGATTCGGACGAACGCCGCGCGGCAAGCGTGGGGCTACAACGTGCAAGCGTATGACCTACGGAGGGCCGCCGGCATCGCGCGGAAGACCGGCGCGGCCCAGGCAGAAGCCGGCAGCGAAGCGCAGTCTGCGAGCTACTGGCAGGCCGCCGGCACGATCGCGGGCGGCACGTCGTCGCTCCTGCAGGCGAAATACGGCTTCGGTCAGAAAAACTAGACATGGCACTCATCCAGCGACGCGTCGCGCCAACACCGCTTCCTGGGGTCCGCGTGACGGCCACGGAGACGCCGGAGTCCGAAGGCGCTGGCGTCTCGATCGCGCGTGCACGCAAAGACCAGACGATCAGCGGCGTGTTCGCGCAGGGGGCGCAGGACGCAACGCAGATGATCCGGGCGGAGCAGGACAACGCGAACGAGACGGCGCTGCTCAAGGCGAGCAATCAACTGGCCGCATGGAAGAACACGACGCTCTACGACCCGCAGACCGGCGCGCTCACGAAGAAGGGCGAGGACGCGATGCCCCTACCGGAGCAGGTTAGCGACAGCTTCAACAAGCAGGCCGACACGATCGCGGCCGGGCTGGGGAACAACACGCAGAAAGCCGCGTTCGCGAGGATGCGCGCCCAGGAATTTCAGTCGGTCGACCTCGAAGTGCGGCGGCACGTCTTCGGGGAGATGCAGGAGTTCAAGGCGACAGAGCTGAAGAGCGCCATCGACAACGGCACCAACGAAGCCATCCGCAACGCAAACGACCCAACGCTGGTCGGCAACTCGCTGGCGAAGGTTGAGTCGCAGATGCGGACCAACCTGCCAAAGCTCGGGGTTGGCCCCCAGCAACTTGACGAGCAGGTCCGCGATGTGCGCTCAGGCGTGCACGTCGGTGTCATCAACCAACTGCTGTCGCAGGGCGACGATGTCAAGGCGGGCCAATACTTCGATGAGGTCAAGGACCAGATCAACGGCGACGCACTGGACGGCGTTACGAAGGCGGTCGACGAGGGTAGCCTACGCGGCAACGCGCAGCGGGCGACGGATGCCATCATGTCCGGCACGCCGGGACTGCGCGCGGACGGCTCGCAAAAAGGCGCTGGCTTTCTCGGCAACATGGCGAACACCGGCAACCCTGGGAGCTACTCCTCGGAGCTGTCAATCGGCGTCGAGATCAACGGCAAGGAAACGGAGATCCCCTCACTCGTGCCGACGCTGACGGCGGACGAAGTGAAATCGGTGCTCGCGCTGAAGGACGGGCAGCCCATGCCGGCGGCCGTGGTAGACAAAGCGCGGGCCTACGCCGAGAAGCGCATCGCCGCCGGTAAATCCCCGTTCGCCGGAGCGAACGAGACAGGGAAGGCGCCGGTCGGCGTGCAGAACGTACAGGCGGAGAAGCCACAGCCGCCGGAGACGCTCGATGACGCGATGGAATTCGTGCGACAGATTCAGGACCCTAAACTCCGCGACGAAGTGCAGCAGCGTGTCGAACATCAGTTCACGCTGAAGGACCGGGCAGACGCGGAGGCGGAAAAGCAGTCGATGATCGCCGGCTACAACATCATCGACAAGACCGGCACCGTCGCGCGCATCCCGACGTCGACCTGGGCGAGCTATGCCGGCTCGACGCGGGCGTCGATGATCGCCTACGCCCGGATGAAAGCGGAAGGGACGCCGGTCAAGACCGACCAGCCGACCTTCTACGCGCTGATGACGCAAGCCGGCGACGACCCGCAGACCTTCGCCACGGCGAACCTGCTGACCTCGCGCGCGAAACTCTCGGACAGCGACTTCCAGCAGCTCGCCGGGCTGCAGCTCTCGATCAAGAACGGCGAGCGTAACGGGCAGAACGCGCAGGATCTCGCGGCGTTCTCGACGAAGGCGAATCTCATCGACAACACCCTCGCGCCGCTCGGCTTCCCGGAGCCAGCGAAACGCACGAAGGATCAAGCGCAGGCGGTCGCGGAGTTGTATCGAATGGTCGACCGGAGTCTCGATGCGGTGCAGGCTCCGGATCCAAAGACCGGCAAAGCCCGCAAGGCGACGCCTGCGGAAGTGCAGCAGGCGATCGATTTCGCGGTCGGCCAATCGGAGAACGTGCCTGGCTCGTGGCGCGCGATCTACAATCCCTTCCGATACGACTTCGCGAACGCGACGAAGCGGCTCATCGACACGTCGATCGACGACATCCCGCCCGGTGAGCGGCAGGACCTTACGCGCGCCCTACACGACAGTCATCAGCCCGTGACGGACCAGACCGTGATCGATCTCTACGTGCGACTGCATACGAAGTAGATGCCCGAGAACACCTACGATCAGGCGATGACCGCGTTGTCGCAGGCGTCGCCGATCAAGACTGGCACGACCTACGACAGCGCAATGGGACTGCTGAAGCAGGACTCGGACGGCGACGCCGCGCGTCTCCGTATCGCGGTCGGGCAGGCGCAGGACCAGAACCCGGACCAGGCTGCGACCGATCGGCGCCTCGCGCTGAAGTTCGGCGTGCCGATGCCGGTCATCGCCCGCGACCGCGACCAATATCTCGCGCGCGAGAATAGCGATCTCCCCTACGGGCAGGTCGTCAAGCAGACGCCGCACACGGCTGCCTTCGCAGCGGAACCGGCGAATGCCGCCGTCTCGCATGACGATCTCGCGCAGCTCGGCGGCCTGGAATGGTTGGCGTCAGCGCCGTCGCGCGCGGTCGCGCAAGCGCTCAACGAACAGAAATACGCCGCGCTCCGGACACAGTCGCTCTTCCGTCCGCTGACGACGGACGAGCGCGACCAGATGGAGTCCGCGAAGTATGCGGTGGAGAGCGCCGGCACGCTGGGCGCCGACAACTGGTTCAAAGGCGCGGTAACAGGCGGAACGAAGTTTCTGACCTTCCTCGGCGAAGCGGGCGTCTCCGGCGTGAAGGGGCTCGTCGGCGGTGCGGCAGCCGGGGCGCTGGTCGGCTCCGTGCTCCCTGGCGCTGGCACCGTGGCCGGCGCGCTCGCGGGCGGTGCCGTGGGACTTGAAGCCGGCGGCGCGTTCGGGCTGGCGAAGACGGCGTTCGAGGGCGGCGCTGGTCCGGCCTACGACGAATACTCGAAGCTGACCGACGAGAACGGACAGCCGATCGCGCCTGGCGTCGCGAAGATGGCGGCCATCGCCGCCGGCGGCATCAACGCGGCGTTGATGGGCGTGTCCGGCGAGGTGGTTCTCAAGGGCATTCCCGGCGCGGACAAGATCACCGGGCTCTTCGCGAAGGACGCGATCGGGAGAGCGCTCCAGCAGCCGACTGTCCGCGCGGCCCTGGCGAACCTTGCGACCCGCTACGGCACGACGCTCGCGGAGGGCACCGCGCTCACCGTGGCGCAGGAAGCCATCAGCATCGTCGGCGGTGAGGTCGCGAAGCAGGCGAGCGGGCAACCGTTCGAGGCGGCCACGCCGACAGAGGTCGGGCAGCGGCTCGCCGACGCGGTCAAGAGCGGCATTCAGACCTTCGCGCTCGCGGGGCTCGGCGGCCCGGCCGTCGACGCCGCGCGCCAGATCGCGAACGTCGGTCGCGCGCAACGTAACGCGGACTTCTTCCGCGCGCTCGGGGAGGGCGTCGCGGCCGCAAAGACATCTGAACGCGCGCCGGACGCGGTCGGCGATTTGCTCACGCGCGCCACGGCGAACGGTCCGATCGAGAAGGTCTACGCGCCGGTCGACACGTGGACCTCGTATTGGCAGTCGCAGAACGTCGACCCCGCGCAAATGGCGGAGCAAGTCACCGGACGGAAGGACGCGCTCGCCGACGCGCAGCGCACGGGTGAAGACCTCACGATCCCGACCGCGCGCTACGCGACAACGATCGCTGCGACGCCGCACAACGAGTTCTTCGCGAGCGAGTTGCGACTGCATCCCGATGAGATGAACACGCGGGAGGCGATTGCCTTCCAGCAGGCTGCCATCGCAACAGCGAAGCAGGAAGCGCGCGCCGCTGAGGGCGGACAGCCGACCCCGCTCCAGCAGATCCGCACGCAGGTTGAGCAGCGCATGACCGCCGCCGGCATCGCTCCGGAGTCGGCTGCGCCGCTTGCGCAACTCATGGAGCGCGGCTTCGCGCTGGCTGACCAGGTCGGGGTCGACCCGCTGGCGCTCTTCGAGCGGATGGGGCTGACGATCGAACGGCCGGCGCTTGGCGAGGCCGGCAAGGGTGGACCTGGAGGGGGCGGGGCCGGGACGCCGCCCGTGGAAGGCGCTCCGCCTGCTGAGGGTGCCCCTGCGGAGCCGATCGGCGCGCAGCCGCCGCTGCCGACAGAGGTGCCGCTCGCCGGGCTGGAGCCGGCTGCAGCTGCCCCTGCCGGCGGCCCGGCGCCTAACCCGAACGAACCCATCGCGGCCATGCAGAACGTCGGGGCTGCGGCGTTGCGCATGTTCCGGGAGAACCCGGACATCGCCACGCAGGCGCGCGCCATGCGCGAACGGGCCTCGGCTGCCGGCCGCATCCCGGAACCGCCGCGCGGTGCTACCATACCGGCCGAAGGATCATCGAGTGCCGAACAACCCACTCCCGGAACTGCTGCCGGGCAAGTCGCCGCAGGTCATCGTGGAGAACGCGCTGCGGCTGATCTTGTCGGGAGTCCCGAAGCCGGAAGCGCTGGCGCACAGCCTGAACGCCGCCGGCTTCCGTCCCTCACAGACGTCACCGCCGAAGAAGGCACGCGGCCGTTCGCCCGCGCCACTCCCGAAGAAGACGCCGCGCGGCTCACGCCGGATGTAACGCGCGAGCTGCAGCGGATGCAGGACGAACTGCACGAGCTGACATTCCAGTCGCGGACGTGGACCTTCCTCGGCGCCAACGATCGCAAGACCGGCAACGCAGCCGGCGGCAACGCGGACATCGTCGCGGGCGGAGCCGGCGCGCCAGTCTACAGCGACGTCCTGGACTTCTCACCACTCAGCAAGAGCAACAAGGGTGAAGGCGCCGCGAAGAGCGTGCGCGGCACGCGCGCGGCCGTCGAGTCCGCCATCGCGAAGACGATCGACTCCAGTCTGATTTCAAGCAACCTGGCGGAGGGCGCGGTGCGCGTCGCGGAACGCCGGGCCGCCGACGACTACCGCGACATCACGCTGCCGCCGACTTGGGGCGCGGAGGCGACGCCGGAGTTCGTGCAGGAGATCAGCGACTCGATCGACAGCGCGCTGGAAAACGCTGACACGTCATTCAACCCGTCCGAGTTCGGGCAGTCGTTGCTCGACCTGCTCACGGGCGACGGGCCGGAAGGGCAGCCGGCGACGGACAAGGTCACGACGGACCTGCTCGATACGGGCGAGCAACAGCCACGGCTCCCAGAAGCGGGCGCCGTGCGCGAGCAGAACGTCGCGACGCCGGCTGTCGCCGAAGCGCCGTTCGCGCTGACGTCGACCGTCGCGGCGCCGGAGCGCGTGAAGCAAGCCGTGCGCGGACCATCAGCGGAGTATCTCGCCGCGAAGGCGACGGCCGACGACGCCGATCGCGCGTTCGCGGATGCGACAAAGAAATACCGCGCGCAGGAGATCGGGGACACGGCATATCTGGCCGCGCGCGCCGAACGTGACAAGGCGGCGCAGGCGTTCGATCGTGCCTACGCCAAAGAGGAAGCGCTCGGCGGCGACACGAAGACCTTGTTTCAAGGCGCGACGCCAGAAGAGCGTATTCCCGGCGAGGCGCGCGCGGACGGCGTGCACGCGGTCTTTCAGGGTTGGCAGGAGGGCTTCGCCGAAGGAGACATCAGCATCCCCAGCTTCCCGCTCTACGACATCGTCGGCGGCGCCCGCGATCGTTCGACCGTGGACGCGACCGAACTGCAGAAGGAGGGCATCCCGATCCCGCCGACGCCGGAGAAGCCGGCCGAGTATTACCAGTCGGCGCCAACCTCGCCCGCGTTCCGAGAATGGTTCGGCGACAGCAAGGTCGTCGACGACAAGGCGAACCCGCTCGTCGTCTACCATGGCACCGACAAGAAATTCAGCCGGTTCAATCCGAAGAAAGGCGCTCAGCAAATTATCTGGTTTACATCAGATCGCGCCGCCGTGGAAGCGCGCGACGTCGGCGCCCAAGGTCACGGCGTCACGATGCAACTCTACGCAAAGATTGAGCATCCCGCCGGCTGGGCGGAATACGAGAAGCTGGGCCTCGCAGAGTTGGAGGCTCGCGGATACGACGGCGCGATTCTGCCGAACCAGGACGGGACGATTACCGGATTCGTCTTCGAGCCGACGCAGTTGAAATCGGCCGTGCGTAACAGTGGCGGCTTCGACTCCTCGAATCCAAATATCTACAAGCAGACGCGGCGCGGTGCCATCACGTTCGGCCCCGACATGAAGGTGTCGATCAAGCTCTTCGAGAAGGCGGACCTCTCGACGTTCCTGCACGAGACGGGGCACTTCTTTCTCGAACTGATGGGCGATCTCTCGGCCGAAGTGGGCAAGGTCGCGGAGGATGCGCGGACGCCTGAGCAGCAGAGGCTCCTGCAGAACTACGAGGCGACGCTCAAGGCGCTCGGGGTAGAGAAGCGCGAGGACGTCGGCACAGCGCAACACGAGCAGTTCGCGCGGATGTTCGAGGCATATCTCCGCGAGGGGAAGGCGCCGTCGTTGGAGCTGCAGGGCGCGTTCTCGAAGTTCCGCGCGTGGCTGCTCGGGATCTACAAATCGCTGACACAGCTCGGCGTCACGCTCACGCCGGACGTTCGGCAGGTCTTTGATCGGATGCTCGCGACCGACGAGCAGATCGCCAGCGCTGAAGCGCGCGGACGACTCGACCCGCTCTTCACGACACCGGAAGGCGCCGGCATGACGGCCGCGCAGTTCGAGCCATATCGCGCCGCCGTCGAGGACGCGCACCGCAAGGCGACGGAACAGCTCGACGCGAAGCTGCTCGGTGAGGTCCGCCGCGAGCAGACCCGCGCCTGGGAAGCGGAACGCACGAAGACGCGCGCGGCGGTCGAGGCGACGGTGCAGGCGCAGCCGGTCTACCGGGCGCTTGCGGCGATCCGCGCCGGCCAGAACGCGGACGGGAGTTCGCTCGTCGAGGGGATGGACGTTCCGCCGTTGAAGCTCTCGCGCCAGTTGATCGTCGAGCGCTACGGCGAGGAGATGCTGAAGCGGCTGCCGAAGCCCTACATCTACGCGCGCGAGGGCGGCGTCGATCCGGAACTGGTCGCTGAGCGCTTCGGGTTCTCCAGCGGCGACGACCTGCTGCAGGCGATCCAGCGCGCGGAACCGATGCAGCAAGCGATCGACCGGGAGACGGCGCGCCAGATGATCGCGGCTCACGGCTCGATGCTGCTCGACGGAACGCTCCCGGAGAAGGCGCAGGCGGCGGCGGCGAACGACGTGCGGGACGGCGTCATCCGATCGGAACTGCGGGCGCTGTGGGATCTGCGGCGCAAGGTCAAGCCGTTCGTCGAACAGGCGAAAGCAGAGGGGCGCGCAGCGGTCAAGGAGACGAAGGCCGCCGGGGTCGATGCGCTGAAGAAGGCCGGGCGAGAGAGTGTCGACGCGGCGAAGCAAGCCGAGAAGGAGCGCGCCTACGAACGCCGCTGGCTCGAAGCCGAAACCAAGCTCCGCATCGCCTATGCCGAAGGTCGGAAGCAGGTCGACATCGATCGGTTGGAGCGGGACGTGCTCGACCTGCGGGCACAGGCGCGCGGCGGCCCGGCCCGCATCCGCGAGGCGATTCCCAGCGCGGCCGTGTTGAAGCAGACGGCGGAGGCGCGCATCGCGAACACGCGCGTTGCCGACGTCGAGCCGGCGGTCTTCTGGAGCGCGAGCCGGCGCGCCGCGCAGCAAGCGATCGACTCTGCCGCGCGGCAGGACTTCGATGCGGCGATCAAGGCGAAGACAACGGAACTGCTGAACCTGAACCTGTATCGCACGGCGGAGCGCGCGAAGGAGGACATCGTCGAGCGCGTGTCGAAGGCGAAGGACCTGGCGAACCCGGCGAACCGTGCGCGCATCGCGTTGAGCGGTTCAACCTTTCTGGAGCAGATCGACGGCATCCTCGACCGCTACAACTTCAAGCGCTTCACGTCGCCGGAACTGGACCGCCGCGCGAACATGCGCGACTGGCTCGAAGCGATGGAGGCGCAAGGGCTGCCCGTGGACAGTCTGCCGGCAGAGGTGCGGGACGACCTGCGCCGCGCCGACTACCAGACCATCAGCTACGCGGAACTGCAGGGCGTCACGGACGGGCTCCAGCAACTCGTGCATCTGTCGCGGTTGACGGAGAAGCTGCTCAAGTCTGAGTCCGACAAGAAGTTCGCCGTCGTCCGCGATGGCCTCTCTGCGTCGATTCGCGCAAACAACAAGCCCGGCAAGGTGCCCCTGGAGTTCGACAGGGCGGCCGAACGGCACCAGTTCATCAGCGATGTCTTCGCGAGCCACACGAAGGTCGGCACCTTGGCGCGGATGATCGACGGCCACGAAGACGGCGGCGCGATGTGGGAAGCCATCATCCGACCGATCAATGCTGCGCAGGACGAGGAGCAGCGGCGACGGACCGACGAGGGCGAGAACTACCGAGCCATCATCGACGAGCACTTCCCGACCGCCGCCGCGAAGCGGATGGGCGACAAGGCGCTCATCCCGGAGATCAACGGGTCGCTGTCGCGTGAGGCGCGGTTGGCGGTGGTCCTGACGCGCGGAAACGACGACGGCCTCAAGCGCCTGTTGTCGGACACGACGCGGCGCTGGACGCAGAGCGGCATCGACGCCGTCGCCTCGTCGCTCGACCCGACCGATCTCGCCTTCGTGAACGCGACCTGGAAATATCTGGATCGCTTCTGGCCGGAGATCGCCGCGAAGGAAAAGCGGCTCACCGGGTTGGAGCCGACGCGCGTCGACGCGATCCCGTTCACGGTGCGCGCCAGCGACGGCACGGATGTCGAGATGACCGGCGGGTATTACCCGCTGGTATATGACTCCAGACTCGCGCCGCGCGCGGACCAGAATCAGCTCGCGCAGGCCGGGAACATGGCAGCGGCGGCTAGTTACGTGCGCACGACGACGCAGCGCGGGCACACGCTGCAGCGGGCGGAGAACGTGAAGATGCCGGTGCGGCTCGACCTGGGCACCGTCTTCTCGCACGTCGATCAAGTGCTGCACGACCTCACGCATCACGAGATGCTCATCGACGTGACGCGGCTGATGCGTGACCCAGGCGTGACGCGGGCGATGCTGGAGACGCGCGGACAGCCGGTGTATCAGCAGTTCGTCCGGCTCCTGAACGACGTTGCTGCCGGCTCGACGTCCGGCGCCTCGCGGCCGAACGTGCTCGACCGCGCCGCGACCTTTATGCGAACCGGAACACAGCTGTCGCTCATGGGCTTCAACCTCTGGACCGCCGCGCAGCAACCGCTCGGCGTGTTCAACGGCATGGAGCGGGTTGGGGCGAAGTGGGTCGCGCGCGGGATGGTGCGCTGGATGCGCGACGCCGCGACGATGCAGAACACGAACGAGTGGATCGGCAGCGTCTCGTCGTTCATGGGGCACCGGCGCGACACGCTGAACCAGGACATCGCCGACGTGCGGCAGCGGCTCCGGCAGCCGGGCGGCTGGTTCGACAAACTCGTGAGCACCGTGTCGCGCGACAAGGTGACGCAGCACCAACTGCTCGACGCGTATCTGTGGCACATCGAGAAGATGCAGCAGGTCGCGGACATCCCGACGTGGCTCGGCGGCTACGAGAAAGCGATGGCCGACACGCGGAACGAAGGCGATGAGACACGCGCGATCGCCCTCGCAGATCAAGCAGTGCGCGACTCGCAGGGGTCCGGCGCGATCGTCGACCTCGCGCAAGTGCAGCGCGGTTCGCCGATGGTGCGTCTCTTCCTCACGTTCTACAGCTACGGCAATGTGGTCTTCAATCGCTCGGCGGCCATCCTCGATAGCTTGGGCAGCGGACGGACGACCGTGCCGGCGGCGATCGGACACTTCGGGCTGCTCTACGCGATGCCGGCTGCTGCGACCGTGGCGATGATGCACGCCTTCGGGAAGCGCTCGAACGCAGAGGGACCGGAGGAGTGGGCGAAGGAGTTCGCCGAAGAAGCGCTGTCGACGGCGATGAACACGATGGTGCTGGTGCGCGAGTTCTCCGGCGCGATCGGGGAAGGAACGCGCGGCTACGCTGGGCCGGCCGGCGCGCGCGCGATCCAACTCGGATACAACCTCGTCGATCAAATCAAGCAGGGGGAACCGGACGAGGGGTTAGCGAAGGCGCTGAATCAGGTCGGCGGTGTACTCTTCCGGTATCCCGCGCTGCAGGCGGAGCGCACGGCGGAGGGCTTCGCGGCGCTACAGGAAGGCCGCACGACGAACCCGCTCGCGCTCCTGTTCGGCGCGCCGCCGGCGAAGTAGATGGCCCGCAACAAAGCGCTGCTCGCCCGCCGACAAACGCTTCCTGGACGCGCGCAGGACGGCACGCGCGCGACCGGCGCCATCGAGGACAGCATCAGCATTTTCGCCAGCGCGATCGACGCCGTCGTCGCCGACCTCGCTGCACACGTCGCTGATACCAGTAACCCTCACATGGTTACAGCGGCACAGGTAGGCGCACCAACTGCGGGGCTGCTTCCCTACTTCGATCTCGACAACGGGATGCACGGAGCGGCCGTTGTCGACTGGACGCCGACATCGGCCGAACTGACCGGCCAGCGTAACTCAGCCTTCGCCGGCACGCTTCGGACGACGGACGCCAATACACAGCGACAGCACGGGATCACCGGTGCCATCTACGACACGTCAACGGGCGTCGGCAACGGACATCTTCGCGGCGTCATGGGGACCGTTGAACTCCTCAGCACGGGAACGCACAGCGGTCAGAACATGGGCGTCTACGGTGGCGTCGACGTGCTCGACGGCCTGGCGACGATCATCGACGGTCTGCACTCAGAGATCTTCGTCGACACGCC